CTGCAGGCTGCAGGAAACATCCGGCAACATGCCTGCAGGCGTCAGGAAGGCTGCAGGCTGCAGGAAACATCCGGCAACATGCCTGCAGGCGTCAGGAAGGCTGCAGGCTGCAGGAAACATCCGGCAACATGCCTGCAGGCGTCAGGAAGGCTGCAGGCTGCAGGAAAAAAAGAAAGGAAAGTTTTGCAATGAATATCCGAATTGAAAAAGTATTTTTGCCGGTTGAATTGTATTTTGTGGACCATGACAAAAAAACTTTATCCCGTTTTGCTATTACGGACAATTTGCCCGGCCTGCTGGATATATTGCAACTTGTTTGTGATTGTATGTCCGGCCTGGATAACGTCGTTATCCTGGATCCGGCCCGGCCCGGTAAAATAGCAAGCGCAGCGAAAATAGCAGCGCATTACGGCCTGCGGAAACGTACTTTTGACGAAAAATTAAACGACGTACGGACCTGGACCATCCCAGGCGCGGAGGTGTGAAAAATGATTGTGCTACGGTTTCTGTTCGTTCCGCGTCGTTCCGTTTATGCGGTATTCGTTCCGGCAACGGTCCCGGCGGACGTGCTAACCAGCGTTATCAGGTTTAACCTAAATCACAATGTCGTTTTGCTATCAATTAATTATTAACGGAGGTATAGAACAATGACTATCACTGTAAACCAGCTTGCAATGGCAATTAATAACAAGGCGCGTATCACGCCTGAAACCCGCTCCGCCGCGCCTGGTATGACCACGTGGGAAGTGACCGTGCTGAACCAGTACTGTCACATTGTGGACAGGTCCTATCATACCGGCTGGTATCAGGAAGAGGCCGAAAAAATCGCCCGTGATCGTTGCGCGGCCATGCATGAGTTTTCGTGGCAGGTCGTTCCGGTCGTACATCACTGAAGGGAGGCAATATCATGATTCCCGTTATTTTCATTAACTGTTCCCGGTTCCCGTTCCTGACCTGGATCCTGCTCCGTCGGAAACTGTATGAAACCCGTTCCCGTAACATGCTAGGCCGTTTTGCCGGTTGTCGCGTCATCCTGGCAGAAACCGGCAACGGTCGCCCCGTTGCACATTGTACCGCCGTTATCGCTGCTCCGCTTGTCATTCGTTCCCGCTCCGCTTTCCGTTCCCTTCGCCGCTCCGCCTGCATCATGAAAGGCAGCAAGTACGACTGGAACCTGGAAACAAATGTAAAGTACTTTTACCCGCTGCTGGACGTTCAGCCGCTGGAGCCGTTCCCCGTTCCAGAAGGCGTCCGGCATGGCCGCGTCTGGATGGAATATATCCCTGATCATAATATGGAGGTGTAAACAATGGCTATTCAGATTACTGCGGACCGGGTCCGTTCCATGATTGCCGGTTGTCGTGATGAAAAGCAGGTCCTTTCCGTTCTCAAGGCACACAAGGTCAAGTATCGTCAGGTCCCGTATTCGGAAGGATATATGCTGAACCTGCATATTCCCTGCAAAACAGGTACCATCCGCATATATCGTTCCTGTTCGCGCCGGTCCCCGTTTATCGTCCAGATGCTGACGCCTATTCGCATGATTGGTTCCGGCATTCCCGTTTTCCGGCCATCCATCCCGGCAGGATCCCCGTTCACGTCGATATAATCCGGAGGTGATAACTATGATTCAGGCTGTTCGTTCCTACCGCATCCCGGGCGGAGACTACTATACCCTTTACGCAAAACTTGCCGAACGTCCGCACCTGCTCATAGCAGGCGCGACAGGCAGCGGCAAATCCGTAACCGTTAACGGCATTATTTATACCCTGTTGCTTTCCCGTTCCCCGTATCAGTGTCAGTTTGTCCTGGTGGATCCGAAACGGGTGGAACTGGTGCAGTATTCCAGCCTTCCGCATACCGCCCGTTATGCTTCCGAACCTGACGACATAATCCGCTCGTTGCAGTGGGCAGTAGACGAAATGGAAAACCGCTTCCGTTCCATGCAGGCGGACCGCGTCAGGGAATATACCGGAGGCGACCTGTACGTAATTATTGATGAACTAGCCGACCTGATGACCACACAAAAGGATTCCGCCCTGCCGCTGCTCCAGCGCATTGCCCAGATGGGCCGCGCCGCGCATGTCCATCTGATAGCTTGCAGTCAATGTGTGCTTGCAAAAATCATTCCGACAGAGTTGAAATGTAACCTGTCAACCGTCCTGGGGTTGCGGACTGCTACAAAAGCACAGTCAAGGTTCTTGGTTGCCGTTCCCGGTTGTGAGTTGCTGCCCGATCCGGCCGTGGAAGGCAAAGGTTACGCCTTCCTGCGTGACGGTGCGAACATCGAGAAAAAATACATCCACCGTTACACCGACGAACAGATTGACCAGATTGTAAACTACTGGACGTCCTCCGCCTGCATTGCGGTTTAAGAAAGGAGCAAACACGATGAAACCTGATGTACTGTATGAAGAAGTCGTTTCCTTCCTGGCGACCTGCCTGCTGGGAGAAGGGGATCCGCAGCCAATGACGGCGGATGACGCCGCGTACACTATGTCCAATTGGGCAGCGGAGGACGTCGAATATCCGGAAGGCATGACGCCGGACCTGATGGCCGCAATCTGGAACTGCCTGATTCACTAATACAATAGCTGTCCTACCAGGCTATACGGGGAGAAAGGAACCTATTATGGCTAAATACTCTATGAACTCAGCCCTGGATAACGCGATGTGCCGCGCTCTTGAGATCTGCATGACCACTGACAATTTCCTGGTCAAATGGTCAGCGGACGCAGTCGCCTACTACATCAATTCAGGTCGCGCATCGACGCCCTGGGTAAAGGCGTTTTGCAGGGCCAACACCCGGAAACTGCTGGAATATATGGCAGCAGGAAACGACGGCAGCGATAAGGGCCTGCTGAAACGTGCTAATGCATATCTCAAGAAGCACAGACTGATTGAAGATTGACACCGGCCAATACTGCCGGTACAATAAATAAAAAAACGGAGGATAAGACCATGACTATTCGTGAACTTGCCCAAAATCTGATTGACCATGCGGAAGAAACGCCCAGCACAATTAACCTGGACCGCGCTGCCGAAATTATCGGATGGCTGGATCCTAGCATCGGCCTGCCGGAAGGCCTGACACCGGAAGCATTTATGGAAGCATTCAATGATATTATTGTTTCCAGTCGTTCCCATGTTGTTTTCAACGGCAAAAAACTGACGGCAGATGAACTGCTGGACGTCGTTGCTGATCCGGAAGCAGGCATTTCCTGGGACACAATCGTCAATTATATGGATGACGATATCCGTGAATACGTTCATAGAGATATTGCACCATGCAGTGAACTTGATTTCCTGAACCGGTATCTGGAAGTTTCGCCGGATGATCTGATTATCAACTGATCTATTTTTCATGAAAGCCGCTCCGCCTGGAGCGGTTTTTTTATGCATAAATCGCTGCTCCGGTCTGTAATTATAAGTGTATATTATGCGTATAATCACTGCATTTTACTGCATACTCTGTTGTTTTCGCTTATGTTGTGCCTCACCTACCGATGCATACAATATATTGTATGTCAACTATTCGCTAAACTATGCTTTCACGAATAGTTGCGGATCATGGGGCCGTTCCGGTCAGATCTGCACCATTCAGGATTTCTTTTCCGGATCAGCATCCAGCCGGTACACTGCACTCACTTTTTTTTGCAGCACAGGCAAGAGCAACCCGTCACGTCGTAGGGTATATATTATTACTTATAACGTAACAATAATATATATCTATTTCAATAAAAAACAGGGGTAGAAGGTGTGTTCTCCCCTGTTCCGTTCCGTTTTACTCATCGTCATCCGGTATGGCGTCCACCAGTCGTTTACGCGCCGTTTCTGCATCCAGATCCTGGAGCGGATTGTTTGGCGTGACAATAATCTGCTGGGTATCAGAATATTGTAGGAAGTTTTTAGCAAGGAATATACCTGCAACGGGATTGATTTTTCCGTTTAGCATGTAATCTCCCCATAATTCTTCAATAATATTGATTGCTTTTTTAATGAGGTCGGAGTGTGTTTCGCTCCGGTACTCACCTCTTTTCCACGAATTAATTGTATCTCTGCTCACACCAAGCCAATTTGCCATGCCAACAATCTGTGGCTTTCGATCATTGTCAGCGCAGTGTATGAAGTATTCGGCAATGCGTGTTTTTACCTGATCAGGGTCTGACACATCAATAGGTGGAAGGTCAAGAGAAGTCATAGCAAGACGGATAAACTTTGAGTTATCACCTGGTTGCATCAATTCGCCTCCGTCAGCAGAAAGATCACGCATCCATTTTGAACCGCGCTTCTTTTTCACAACATCAGTTATCTGCTCGTCGGACAATTCCGTTCCGTTCTTATCAGTCATATCATTTTCCTCCCTTCACGAATTTCAACTGATTCCATGGTATATCTTTGTACGGTTCCTGTGCTTTCGGCAGATCCCGTTTCGCCCTGTCAAGGTAGTGCGTAATGAGCGGATGACTGACCGGATCAGAGACAAACGATGCGTTATACTCAGCCGGAAGCTGGACGATGAAAGGCTTGCACATGAAGTTTAATACATCCTGTTCCAGATGTTTGTACCAGCGGCTGTTTATCTCGTTAATGATACGGTCATCCATCCCGTCATCACGCAGTTTAGCGAGGTTCATCAGCATGACACCAGCGTTGTAGTACGGTGGCGTATGGTCATTATTGCGTGTTTCCTGGACACCGGCAAAGTAGGCATAGGACAGATCCGTTGCCCAGATGGGTGTGATGTCATCGTTTACGATAGTATCTGGATCTAGCAGCAGGACACGGTCTTCATCCGGCAGGACTTTGCTGAGTGCTGCTCTCATGGTGGTCATATAGGTATAATAGTTGTGAATATTAGGGCCGTTCAGTGGAAAATACTTCTGACCGGATACGTTTATGATATGGAAGAAATCTGGAAGCTTATCCGGAAAAGTATCGTCCTCGGTAAGGAAGTACACCCGATCCACCGGCGTATGTGAGAGTAGAGACTTTGCAGCTGCGGAAAGCATGGGATAGTACCGACGGTTACCCATGTAAACAACTGATCTCGGCGGTGGCGTGGTATGTTTCAGCCAGTACTGAACCTGGGGGAAGTGAGACCAGTTATTAAAGCCTGCATAGTGGGTAACGCGGGTATGGTTTGTAGGTGCGGTGATTTTGAAGCCGATGTGGGTATCGTTGTAATCAGACGGAAGCTGGTTAAAATGCTGACGGCAGTGTTTTAAGAATGCGTCCTGTTCCGGATAGCGATGCGGTACGGTATTAAGTTCGTTTATGATGATGTCATCCATTTCGTTCTGTCGGAGCAGGGACAGGTTCAGCATACATACACCGAAGTTAGGGTATGGATGCCCGTAGATTTTATAAGATACAGGCTCCGTTACGGCAGCGAAGTAGGCGTCAGTGAGATCTGTTTCCCATAACGGAAGCAGCGACTCGTGAGTGATAGTATCAACGTCCATGGAAAGAATACGGTCCAGGTCAGGAAAGATCCTGGTCAGTGCTGCTCGTAGCAGGATCATATAGGAATAACGGGTACGGAAATTGGGACCGTCATGGCGGAACAAGTCCTGTTCAGACACGTTCACGGCAGTTACGTTCGCCGGTAGTTTGTGCGGAAACTTGTCATCCTCGATCAGCAGGTAGACGTGATCGAGTGGCGTGTATGCCAGCAAGGAATTATACGCAGCCGGAAGCATATCATAGAGATTCCGGGTGGCCATGAACACAACAACACGATCAGACTTGCCGGTATGAATTACAGGCGTTGGCATTGTTCAACCTCCTTTCATGAATGTTTTTTAGCGAGTGCGTCATGCAGTTCCATTACCTGGTCCCAAGACATGTTTTCGTACGTTTGATACGGTTCAAAGCATTTGTAATAGGTTATGCCTGCATAGTGGTTAATCTTAGGTTGACGTGATTCGTCTGTCAGATGGTAGTAGACAGTGTTATTGTAATCAGACGGGAGTGAGAGAGTATGTCCGTCACAGCAGACATTGAATGAATCCTGTTCCGGGAAGCCGTATCGATTGTGGTTAATGTCGGAGATAATCCTGTCATCCATGCGGTCTTTTCTAAGCTTATCCAGGTTCATCATAATGACGCCGAAATTGAAGTAGGCATGTCCGTCCTCGCTATACACGCCATGTTTTTTATCGTCTGTTTCCTGGACACCAGCAATGTACGCATCGGAAAGATCCATATCCCACAATTCAGAAACATCCTGAACCGTAATAGTGTCAACATCCAGCGAAAGAATTCTGTCATGGTCCGGGAAATACTTGGAAAACGCAGCACGGAGCAGGCACATATATGTCCAAGCTGTGTTGTAGTTAGGGCATGATTCAGTAAAATACTGCTGGTTAGACACGTTAATTGTCTGGATAATGTCCGGCAACTCATACGGGAACTTGTCATCCTCGATTAGAAAATAGACTTTATCAACATTAGAGTTGGCAATCAGTGACTTTGCTGATACGAGCATGTTTTCATAAACATGATGTGTGCCGGTGTAAACAGCAGCACGTTCTTTTTTCTTGTGTGTTTGTTTGGCGGATGAAAAATCCGGTTTGATCAGTTTGTTGTTTTTCTTTGCAGCGGTGTATTTGTTTTCAACCTGTCTGAGCCAATCCGAAACGGATAAAGACGAATTAAGCGGTGCTGTGGTCACACCGAAGTCGGAATAATTATTGATAGTAAGACTGGAATCAGAGCGTTCCACCTGACGATACGCATACTCTGCATCCTCCGGCCTTACTGACATAAAAGCTTTTTTGTGTGTCATATAGAAGTCGGCAAAGACAGGCTCCAAGGCTTTAATCTCGTCCGGAATACTGGTTCTGTTAAGAATAAAGTAGGCAAAGTATACTGCGTTCGCAATGCGTGGGATGATGTTCTTTTTCTTTTTTGTCATAAAGTCGATCAGATAGATGTTCATCATTAACGTATCACGAAGCATTCTGATATAGTTGTCAAACGACTTTGTGTGCAGGGTTGACCCTTCCCGATATGTCTGCATGTACGGGTAAACTATCTCGGTTGTGATTTTCCCGTATCTCTTTACGGAGGTTTCTTCAACGGCACACAGATAGAACAGGCAGTCCTCGCAATACTTCAGCCGTGTATCAAACCGGATGTTGTGGGATTTAACGAATTCTGTATTGAATATTTTCCCACATGTTACGCCATGATTTTCGTTAAACTTGGCAATAGTAAAATACTGATCCCTTACCTTAACTTCACGAGTATACGGCATCCAGAGAACGTCATAATTCTCATTTGGAAGCACTTTCATGATCATGCACAGACTCCAGACGTCCGAAAACATGTCATCGAAATCGCTGAACATAATATATTCGGCAGTGGATGCGTCAATGCCAGCATTACGTGCAGCTGATACACCGCCATGCGGTATGGAAATAATGTTGTACGAATAAGGAAAGTTTTCAGGAATCAGCTGTGACCAGTCAATGGCGTTTTCTGGACCGTCCTGTACAATGATAATGTGGACGTCGCTCACATCAACAAGCCGCTGATTCATAAGCATGTTAAACGGTTGCCGTCCGACTTCAACCGGCTCGTTGTAGTGTGTAATAATGATATCAAGTATTGGTTTGTGGCTGTTATTCAACGATAATCCTCCATTCTCTAAAGTGTTTTCCTTGGCATAGTATGCGTAGCACATGTCCGGTCTGCTGATGATTCTGAAGCCTGGATATCGTTCATCAAACAATGCACTCGTCAGATCATCCTGGATATGCTTTTCATATTTATTCCCATACATTTCTTCCTGGGGGAACTGAAACGGCACGGAAATAATCATATCCTTGCATCTTGGTTTGGCATATTCGATTACCTTTTGTGCGTTTTGTACACTCATATGCTCAATGACATCGCCGAAAATAATCAGATCATACCATTGATACTGAAAGTCCGCGACGTCTCCGCAGAACACATTCAGATACTTGTCGCGCAAATGGTGATATTCTATGTTCGGCACAAATATCTCAACGGCGTCCATTTTCAGATAATCGCCAAGCAGATTATACCATTTGCCGTCACAGGCTCCAACATCAAGGCAAGTGGATCCTTTCGGAAAGTGTGATTTTACCCACGAAACGATGTAGTTTTTGCCATCCTCAAAACTTGCCGTATAAATCATCCTTTCGTTTGGTTTATAAGTTTGCATATCCGTTCGCAGGCATGACCGTCACACATATCAGCTACATGAAGCTTACAGTCAATCTCAATAGATGTCAGTTTCAGATCATCATGATGCAATGTATGTACTAACAATTCCTCATTGAATGCCCAACGAGACGAATACTGCCACGGATACTTCAGATACATTCCTCTTGTTTCCGTGTATCCAGGTGTTTTTTCAAACAGCACAACTGGTTTATTGAGCAGGTAAGCGTCAAACATGATGGAAGAATAGTCAGTAATGACTACATCAGCATCAAACAGATACGGGGCAGAAGCTTCATCTCCGGGTATTGCAATAATATGTTTGTACTGTTTGCTGATAACATTCTTTGACACATACTGGTAATACCACGGATGCGGTTTAATGGCGAACACTTCATTATCTGACAAATGCTCGTCAATATAATCCAAGTCCAGTTCAAACATTGGCGTCTCGCCTTTGTCCCGGAATGTCGGCACATACAGATACGCTCTTTTCCCCGCCAGAACGGTATGCCCGTCGCCTTTCTTTTTACCGATATACTGATCGGTGCGTGGAAGTCCGAGTGGAATGATTCTTTCCTTTGGAACAAGGGTAGCTGTTTCCCAAATGCCGATGGTGCCATGACCGGCAGACACAATATAAGTGATCAATTTCGCAACGGACCTGTTATAGTACGGTGTCCCAGGCTGATCCATACAAATAGTTTTTCCGCCGTGAATACCGTGGTCAATCACGATGCATTTTCCTGGAGTGCATGACGGAAAATCGTCAATCACCATTAGATCGTACTTTCCGGACGTTACTTCTGAGCGATAGTTCGGATCGAACCAGTAAACCAGTTTCTTCTCACCGTCATACGCTTCATAGATTGCGCGAAGATTTTCAGCGCGTTCTATTGGCCGGAACGCTGAAAACAATACAGGCTTACTCATCGCTGTTCACTTCCTTCCGCTCCAGGAATCCGGCTTCCTCCATAACGGCACGGTTAGCACGGCGGATGACCATCCAGATGACTTTCACAGGCACATTATGCTTCAGTGAGTAGTCCTCCACGGCATATACGTCGTCACCCCAGCGTGAAGTATAGTAGTGTTGCAGGATATCGTGGTCGGCTGAGACAAACCGATTAAGGAAAACATGGTGGCATATGGCATAGAAACGCTGGTTTGGCAGGGATAGTTTTTCCCATTCAAACCCGTCACGCTTCAGTGTAAAGTAGACACGCCACATATGTGTTGCACAGCCGCGCCACCATTCGTTTTGTTTCATACAGTCACCTCCTTACGGGAACATGGATGCATCCAGGGATGTGTTATGCTGATCAGACAGGAGAATTATCTGCTCGTTGAGTTCTTCCAGTCTGTCCGCTGCTTCGATCACCGTCCGTGTCCGGTCACGGGAGAGCATTCCTCCTGCATCAGCCATGAGCCGGAGCCTGTGAATCAGTGTTTGTGTAGGCGTAGGGTTTCCGATTCCTTTGCTGCTCAATGTTCATCATCCTTTCTGATTATGTGTAAACGTATGTTCCGATGTGGCCACACTTGACATTACTGTCGCAGTAGATCGGATAACCAAGTTGATTTACCCGCCAGCAAAATGCAATATCCTCACCTGCCCACGGGAATGGTGCGAATGCCGGACCGTAATTATCCCATACTGCCTGGAGCAGTTTGGTACTGGTCAGTACGCATCCGAAACCGCAACCTTTGACAGTGAACAGGTCATCTTTAGGATAGTCAGTAAACTCATGGATACGCTTAACCGGATTCCCCTGTTCATCTTTTCCTGGGATATCCAGTTCGTCATAGATGACCGGTATTCCGCTGCCATTTCGCTTGTGGTACAGTCCGGTCACCATGTCAGCATTAAGTTCATCCATGTCCTTGTGCAGACGTTTAAGTGTGTCCGGCTGAAACGCCATGTCAGAATCAAACCACATGACCCTGTCAAAATTGTTTTCGATTGCAGTCAGACTGATCAGGTTGCGCGAGTCATAGATCAGACTGTTTGGTTTGAACAATACAGAACAGTCGCCTTTCTCCAGATACAATAGTGATTTGACAAATTCGACCGGAACAGTGTCCATGCATGGGATTGCAATCAGTGTTTTCATGTCATTTCACCTCCAAATTGGTACGTTGGTACGTTTTGGGTTTTGCCGAACGTACCACTTTTTTGACCCTCTAGGCCTTGATTTATCTACATCTGTTACGTTTGGTACGTTCGGTACGTTCGTTTTTTGTGCTTACGCGCGCGAGGTGCGTATTTTAATTTCTGCAATTTTGAAAAAATAATTCTCTATATATGTGTGTGTATTTTTCGTGGGACAAACGTACCAAACGTACCACATCAAGGAAATACAAGGCTTAGAAGCCTGTTTTTGTGTCACGTTTGCATTTTTTGCAACGTACCGAACGTACCACTTTTTCTTAAAATGGCATGTCCGGGTCGTTGACTTTCGTAAATTTCTCATACGCAGCACGTTCATCCTCCGTTTCTTCCTGGGGTGGGTCCGGTTCCTCGTCATCATCATCGTCCAGTATGATCGCAACGCATGGTACCCGCTGTCCGCCGATGGTTTTCTTCTTGGTCAGCCGCTTGTTGTCGCCGTAATCGTCAGCGACAATCTTGTTTTTGCGCTTGGCCCAGGTCAGGAAAGCACCCGGACTGTACCCTTCGCCGCGCAGGATCCTGTCAAATATTGAGCGGATAATGTAAACAGTGTTTCCTTCCTGCGCTCCCCACATCTCGCCGTTGTTCATGTCCTTGGAATCGAACCGGCGTGGATTGGCTGCAATGAATCCACTGAGCCATTGGTAACATCTGAAGTTAACATCTGCCTCTTCCTGTGTAACTAAGTATGGTTTTATGTCGATTGCAGTCAGATACTTCTTGTCATGGAAGATCAAAGCGTCAGCTAACCGATCAGCAGCCAGCAGCAAGGACGCACTCAGCACCTGTTTGTCCTGGATGACGCCGGAAAGTTTGGCGTATTGCTTCTTCTGCACTTCCCGGAGTGCCTCCAACGTCTTCGGATCGCGCAGTGCTTCCACAAAGATCCGTCCGGCAAAACCGTAGTTATTCTTCAGCAGGTTAGCAATGCCCCTGGCGTCCTCAAAAAGCGGCTCTCCGCCATAGTTAACCTCAATGGTACGTACGGCAGCACCACCACCGGAATTGCTCTGTACAATGGGCATTTCGCCTGTTGTAATCATGCATGTACTCCACCTTCGCTGAAGCTGGAGACCGCCTTCCTTGGCTCCCCTGCCCTTGCTCATGCCTTCGCACAGCATGTAGATAATGTCATCAAACATCCGCCTGTCGCTGATAACCTGGAGTTCATCCAGCAGCACAGGAACATTGCAGCAGAATGCGGCATACAGTTCCTGGCTGACCTTTGTTCCGCCAAAACTCTTGATGTAACCGGCCCCCATATCCGGGTTCCCCCATACGGAAGCGGCCAGCATCAGGCCGACCGTCTTGCCACACCCCTGGGTACCCCATAGATGTACGAAGAAAGGCAGCGCTCCGCACAGGGACACAATCGGTGCAGCGAATGAAGCAGCCAGAGCGATCCGTGCCGGGATGCTCCTGCCGGACCGGACTTTCCTTACGGCATCCAGCCATTTCTGAAAATCCCCTATAGGATTGAACCCGTCAAATATCCTGGAAAACTCACTGGACTCTCCGCCGTAGACTACGTCGTTGCAGAACGGTGCGAATTCTCCATTCTGGAGCCAACCGAGATGCTCAGTACTGTTCTGTACTTCCAGTTGCTCGTAGTTCATGCTCTCAATTTCAGTGATATACTTCACGATCTCTTTGGCATTTTCAGAATTAACGGCAATCCCGTTACGGGCCAGCTGGATAATCTTCTGGGCCGATGCCAGGTTCTCACGGCCTACGATGATGTTCCGCCATCTGTTTCCGCGACTGTAGGCAATTTCAAGCTTCTCTGCATTGCTGTCGATGTCGATAATGCGCTTGATCGGCATGATCGGATGGGAACACACTTCGATTGTGTCGCCCATCCGTCCGATGTATGATATTCCGCGATCATCACATGAGTATTTTCCGCAGAAGATCTGTTTCGGCTGGTCCGGAAACGCTGTGATATTGTTTCCGGGGATCATCGACAGGATCCCCTTCTTCTTTTTCTTGATCGTTGCCCTCCACAGTTTGCTGAACTGCTTAAAGCCGATATCATTTGCGCGTTTTTCCAGTTTGAATATCATCTGTTCCTGGAAGAACTCGTCTTCTATTGAATAAAGCCATTCATATACATCCTGCTCGATAAAATCCTGCTCAGTCATTTCATCAATCTTTGGCTGATATAGTTGAACGGCCTCGCTCACAAGCGACCACCTCCTTCCTTAGTCAGAATGGTTACCGTAAACCGGAAAAAAGCAGACGCAAATATATGCCGGTGGTTTTATCCCATGTTTTTTTGTCAGACATTAATGAATCATCTCCCTTACACAAGGTCTTAAATCGTATTTGTTTTATTCATAGCACTATATGGCATAAAAGTCACGCAAAAATCATTACGGATTGCTTAACTTTTCAGCTGATTCAATAGCCAGGTCAAGATAAACCTTTGCAGACTTCAATTCTTTAATATCGTTATTTTTCATCCACTTGCTGGCGTTGTTCAGCACGTTACCGAGACAGAATCCAATGAATTCCTTTGGCATAAATATATCCTGGATGTATTTTATTGGTTCAATGTATCCGTTGAGTGGTGTGCTGGCAGGTTCATAAGCAACCGGTTCTTTCTCCTTAAAAAACGTACATCCGACAGGAAAACCGCCAATGCTGCATTTGTATGCCTGCTCAAACCTGTCCGGCATTGAATAAATACAGTCGGCACACTTGAAATCTTGTTTCGGAATATAATTGCATCTTCCGTCAGTACATATTTTGCATTGATCGGCACCAGCATCACGGTTCAGGCATGTATCACATTCTTCTTTAATAAACATACGTTTTTTGTCTCCCAGACTGGTTATCTTAATTCCTTCTTCGTTGTTTTTCATGCCACTCGCTCCTTTTACGGTTTAGCTTTTATCGTCAATATGGCAGGATTTACAACTCCGTCCCCTTCGTATCCGTATTCTTTGTTGTGCCATTTTCTAAGTATTTCGCCATATTCCCAACACGCAGAAAGAATATGCACAGCGCAACCATACATAAACCCGGTAATGCCTTCCGTGTCAGCTTCGCGGCTTCGTATTTCAAAATTCGCTATAACCGCAGCAGTTACATCACCGCAGGCATTTATATCTTTTTCCATTAACTCCGCCCAGCGTTCTGCATAGGTGTAGACAGCTTTTCCGTAAGGATCCTGATTGTTGTCTAACCCTTTCTGATATTCTTCTTCCATTCCAGGTCTTATTCTCATGATTTTTCAGCACTCTCCTGTTCAACCATTTTTGCACCGCAATGCGGACAGTAATTCATGCCATTCTGCCACGGTGTACCTTCAACCGTCATCCACGACTCGCCACATGCAGAGCAGTCATAGTATGTGTCCATGTTGTAGTCTTCTTTTTCGATCCAGTGTCCTGTTTTCGGTTCATATTCTTTCAGCAGAACAAGCGCATCACGGTCGATAAATAATTTGCACTCAATCGTACATTTATCACACACACTGTATGGACATTCAAAACATCCAAGACCCGTTGTGCAATGTTCAAGCCCTTTGATAACCTTATCTCTGTCAATCATTTTTCTTCACCCCATCCGCACAGAACCACTCTTCGTGTACCGGAAAGTATCCGTCTTTGATAGCACACTGAAACTTCCAGATTTCTGTTGTTGCATCGTGAAATGCTTCGATGATCCTGCTCTCATCTATCATCGCAGTCTTCCTCTTTTCTCACACCATCAGCACAGTACCAGTCAGGCCCTTTTGTCGGACATGTCTCTTCACAGTTCAACCGTGGATTATGGCACTCATAGCTTTCCGATCCATCTTCAGGCCATATTCGCTGGTGAAAATCCGTCCAGTAAATCACATGAAAATACTTGCAGAACTGGCACCTAACAACATCTGTTTGCAGTTTCAGCACATCAATGGCTTTCACGATGTTCGACATTGCTCTGGCCTTTGGCGTCCCTGTTGGATTTGGACGTTCTCGGATGTATTCCCATGTATATTCAAGACCTTTTATAATTTTTTCTGTGTCCATGCCATTATGATTCATTTGCTTCCTCCGCAATTTTCTTCTTCTGGTCCACCAATTCACCTATCGTAGGAAATACGCCATGAGCATCAAAGTATTTTTCAACAAAATTCGTCAGATCCACATTAGTACGTATCGATGAAGTAGCAAAAGGATAGTCATGTTCCAGATTTCTGTGCCGTTTACATTCCTCGTCCAGTTTTCTGATCAGTTCTTCCCTGGTTGTGCCATGCTCATACAAATAATCGGCAAACTTGTCATACACGATCTTACTCAGCAGTCCGCTGCGAATTCCATACCGTACAATACTCTTGTATAACCTTGTATTATCCGTATCCACAGTAAACTCAAAGCAGTCGAACCATGACGCTTTGTATATATGCGGAACGACAGGCTTTTTGCACATCATTAAATCACGCAATTTGTTATACTGGTAATCATACCGAACAAGCACATATTGTTTCTTTGTTATCGTGTTATTGCTGTCTACTGCGTATTCTTCCACTTCGCGATTCTGATCCTGCAATGCATACAGCCGTGCCTGTTCCCGATCAGCGAAGATCCGCTCAATATGGTAATTAGAATAATCACCTGCTGTTACCACAAAAACCTTCATGTGTTCTTTTCCTTCAATCTTGCGGAGCGGACAAAACCATGCCCTTTCTTTGGGCCATGAAGGCTTGCCCTGATAGCAGTTAAAGAACTTTATGTCAGCAATGCCACATCCCTGTGGAGTGCCATCAGAATCTCTTCCCGGAGGAGTTCCAAAGTTCCTGAACGGACACACATGACACCCGTCCGGAAGTTTCATTCCTTCAATCAATATCATTCCGTAATCATCCAGCTTTCCGGCAGAGACTCAACCCACTCACGAAAAATCTGCCATTCCCGTAATTTGTGTCCTTCCCGCTGGCGGTAGATGTTCCGCAGTGCAGCGTATGACATCATCACAGTACGTTTCTGAAGGTAACTTTGCGGAAGTTCCTGGATAATTCCGCGCCAAAGCGTTTTCTTCATGTCCGGATCTGCTTCTGCTCTGTACTGGTCCATTACGTTATTGATGTGTGATATAATCTGCCACAGGTCGAGATTTTCAAAGCAGTCACGTTCAAAATCTCCAACCGTCAGCGGACGTGCCATCAGTTTATGCATGGTAGAGCAGGAATTCTTTTCGACACCCAGCCTGTAAGTGTCAAACTCCATCCACCAGTAGCGTGGAGCAGTGATGTCTGCCCATACCATGATCTGCCTCATGTGTTTGCAGTGTTCCGGGCCTGCTTTCTGAAGCTTGGTTGATAATCCACTGTCTGCATCGCCGATTTTCCAGTCCAGAACGGTCTCAATGCCATACCGGTTGACATACGTAGTGTATCTGTTATCCGACTTATCCCAGCTATCTAACGGATTCCGCATTCCATGAAGTGCCGACCGCAGTCCGGCAAACTCCAGCGTTTCAATCTTCATGCCTGTCCTCCTTCAGTTTCTTCCGTCTTTCCTTTTCCTTGTGCCTTTTCTGTAACCGAACATACCTGTACGCAGCCAGTGTCGGACGCTGAAGCAGGTGATCCATAGCACCACTGCTGATCCGACATGTGAACGATACATAACCGCTGCAATCAATCGCATCTGCACTATATCGTGCATCCTGACCTTCAAACTTGTATTCGCCCATGTCAATAATGCGTTGCAAGGTATCCAGATTTATGCGCTCACTCATGCACGTAATCACCCCATCCGTCAGTGACGTCGCCGTAACTCAGCGCACCCTGTTCCGGATCAGCCACCAACACAACATTTGTGTAATGTGTCAGATAATACTTTCCGTTGACAAGCACCTGGACCGTATCACTATTGTCATAGTCCCGCCACTGGGTAACGGCACCGCGCACAATTTCTTTCCCACCCAAAACGATATAGCATCCAGTAAATGTCTGCACGTCCTTGCCGCCAGTGATTCTGTTGCCGGTCTTGTGCTGGTCAGAGCAACTGGCTAGAAGACTAATGCAGAATGTAAGAGCCACAATCAGAATGGCAACTTTGGTATAACGAAACTTTTTCATTAACTTTGCCTCCTGTTTGGTTTATAATCTTCAAATTTTGTAACCGTTTTAAATATGATCCGATTGTTGCACCAGCGTTGTAAGTCTCGCACTTCCTGCGGTGCGGATGGTTTGTTGTACACCATCACATACGGATCGTATCCAAGGTCGCGCAGCGTATAAATCCGGTAAAGGTTCTCTTCCATTGTGCTGCCGAAGTTTGTCAGGCAGTATACAATCTTCCGCCTGTGATCCTTAATCCTGTAATGGTTTGAAAACATGCGAAACCGTTTTTCCAAATCATCCTTTGGGTTATCCCAGGCAAAATGCACGATGCCAATCTTCATCCGGTTCAAATCTTCAATATCTTCTTCGTTAATTAACCGGATATCCAATCCTTGGGTGAAATCAATTTGAACCCCTGTTTCACGATACTGTCGCATCAGATCACGCTTTTCCCTACATGCGGTAATGTTAGGGTCCAGCACTTTAATCTCTTTTTGTCCGCACCAGAAGTCGCTGACATCTGCAACTTTCTGGGAGCATCTGCCTTCCTTTTTCCCAACAATACAGAATGCACACCCTCTTGGACACCCGCGTGACGTCATGGAAACAGCAAAGTCAAATTGCGGATAGATACTGTAGTCAGGAAACATCTTTTCCATTTCCGGTGGAAGTTCTGTGTTCTTTGATTTATCAAATGTTTCCACCCCCCCCTGTAAAGAAATTGCGTATCCGGTTCCGCCTTTGATCACTTTGTCTGCATTCATCGGTTCAGGCACGTCCGGAGAATATGCATCACTGAATACTTTACTCATATAAACAATGTCGTAATGGATTAAGTCTGTCCACCACCATTCAACCTCATCTCCACGAGCCTTGTGATATGCAGATATCCGCATCAACGCCAGGTTTGGGAAATTGTGTCCGTCAACGTCTATAAGTCCGATTCGCATTTAGAAACTCCTACACATTCGCAATCGTCCGAATCTGCTTCATCATGCATACGAGTTGAAACAACCGTGCAAACTCTGCAAACCCAATCGAGATCGTTGCAGAATTGTTCTCATGCATTTCGTCCAGTTTTTTGTTCATATAGGCATATAAATCGTCCATATTTTGTCCTCCTTTTTTCTCCCCGCCTGTTTCATCCATAAATACAGTCCAATCAACTTTATTTCCACACTCTTCGCAACACTTTTGCGAAAATGCAATGGGATATGCACAGTATCCGCATACCCATCCGTATACCGTGTCGTTGTCCTTCATCGGTTCATACTCTTTCATACTGTCCCTCTTCTATATCAGCAATCAATCTGAAGAATATATAGAACTGTTGCGGTACGACTGCGTTTCCGAGGCACTTAATTCGGTCCACCCTATTGGGTACCCCATCAACCACTCGATCCACGCTGGGTTCATTCGGCCAATTGTCCCACGGGGAGTGGCTTCCAGGAGTTCCATTAGTTGATGTCTGTAGTACCCCCCCCTATAAATCTGTTGATTGGAGACCCTTTGTAATCGCTTGATCTCGGCGTCGGAATCAGTCCCGTAAACGCCTTCTGATATCCCATCAGCCATTCCAGCAGTTCCGGATTTGTCTTCCCGCCGTTTCCCTGTGAAAGTTGTCTGCGTTCCGATTCCGTTATCATTCCTTTCTCTGTCATCCGCTTCAGCATCTGAAAATTTCCAGTTCCCCCGCAGAGTGCTGCTCCTGTTGATGGCGTAGGCCAGAATAGCGACTCGTTCTCGCTTGTGCGGGGCATCGACACCACAAGCCGGAATAATAAACGGTTGAGCGGTGTAGCCTTCATTTTCCAAGTCAGAAAGCACCGTGTCGAGTGCCATATTGACGATTCCAGGCACATTCTCACCAAGGACCCAAGTGGGCCGGAGTTCTCGTATAACTCTGAGCATTTCCGGCCAGAGGTAACGGTCATCGTCTTCGCCTCCTCGCTTCCCGGCAAGACTGAAAGGCTGGCATGGAAATCCTCCGGAAATAATGTCAACTGTTCGTAAGCCTGTTCTTTCATAAAAACTCTCTTTCGTCAGCGTCCGAACGTCTCGCCATCTAGGCACGTCCGGCCAGTGCTTTTGTAGTATTTTTGTTGGGTAGTCTGCCCATTCGCATTGTCCGACTGTTTTGATTCCAGCCATCTCGGCAGCGATGTCCAGACCACCAATCCCACTAAAGAGTGAAAGGTGTGTCATTGTCCATTCACCCTCACCGGCAACACGAGCCTTAGTCCGACATCACCCTTCCCCTGCACTACACACGGACTGCTCGGCGTATTGAACTGTATGGTCACTTCTTCTGTACCGATACTGCCCATGGTTTCCATCATGTACTTCTGGTTAAAGGCAATCTTCAGACCGTCGCCCTGTGTCTGGCACGGGATCTCCGCTTCATAATCTGCCTGTTCGCTGTTTCCGCTCACGGTCAGCACATCGCTGTTCAGTACAAATTTCACAAGCTTGCCGGTACTGCATACCACCGCACTGTTCTTCAGTGCCGTTTTCAGCTGATCCGCACTGATCAGGCACTCCGTCTTGAACTCCTTCGGCAGAATCCGCTGATAGTCAGGAAAATCTCCGACCAGCAACGGGCAGGAAATCCTCATCCCTTCCGTGCTTGCCTGTATCCGTGTACCATCCGACCGAATCGTAATCTCTTCACCGCTGACAGTACTGTCCTTAATCAGCCGCATGAACGTGCCGGGGACAACCATTTTGAACGCTTCCCCACTGCACTGGGCAGTTTCCAGAGCCATCATGAACCCGTCCAGTGCAACCATCTTCAGGCCGTACTCGCCGACCTCGACATTTACGCCGGTCAGTGTAATTCTTGCCTGTCCCTGATCGTCGCTGATGGCGTGTTCCACACCGCCGAATGCCTTGCTGAACTCTTCCGCTTTTATGACCGTGCTTTTGCCTTTATCGACACTGGCAAACGCAGGAATCTTCGCTTCGACAATCGGAAGCCTTGTCCGACCTGCACCCTTGATCGTGCAGACACGCCCTTCCGTAATGATCTCCATCTCACCCTTGCACAGATTGCAGACCTTGCCGAAGGTTTCGCCGTCCACGCAGAAGGCTTCGCCGTCGCCACCCATGACCGGCGTGGACATGACTGCACTGAACTGCCCGTTTGTGCCACGCATGGTCAGCAGATTGTTGTCATAGATGATTTCAATGTTTCCGTACTGCTGAAGACGGGAGTCAATGCACTTGCCAAGCGTCTTCATCATGCGGTTCAGTTCCGAACTGTGGATCTTGATTCTCATTTGTGTTCCTCCTAGCACTATTTGCGTTACTTGTATTGAAAAAAATTAGTCGCAGGTAGTTCCGACACTCAGATAAGCCGCTTCATCGTCAAACCACATGCCGTAGACGCCGTATCCGCAGCCAAGCCGTCTGCCCTCGCCGTCATTTCGGCTGTTGAGCATTTCAAGTAGTTTGTGTTCAGCCTCCAAATGCTCCATGCTCTTCAGTTCCGAAAGTTCGCCGTCGTTGAATCCTGTAATTTTGACATGATCCAGACCATTGGTATATCTAAACCGTTCCATTTTCAGTTTCACCAAGATTCCTCCTTTTCCACTCTTCATTGAGATAGTCGTACACGCCGATCAACAGGAAGTGTGCCAACTGATTCTGACCGTCCGCTGCGTTCTTCAGATCATTGGAAGCCTGTTCCCACCAAGCGAGATCACCCGGCGGGAAGTGCTTATTGAGGAAGTCGAACGCACAACGAAAGGCTTTCTGATGTTCTGCGTAGTATTGTTCCGGTGTTAAACTTGCCATGCGGCACCTCCAATCTCTATTTGCGTTTATGATAGCACATTTAGCTGTTCAAGTAAACTACTGTTCTTCCAAGAGTCTGTTCACGACTTCCAGCACATCGCATCCACGCATGGCCTTCTTCGCCTTTCTTACAGCTTCAGTGATTTCCATTTCCGCAATCCTGGATTTATACTCTTCCCAGTAGTTTTTAGTAATCAGATCGTCAATCGTTACGCCCAGGAAGTCAGCGATCATGTGGATTTTGATGATGTCCAGACCTTTCCCGCTTTTTGCCACTCTTGAAAGATATCCATTTGACATGCCGCAACTATGTTCAAGATTATCTATTCTGATCCCGTTCATTTTTGCGATAGCTTTTGCATTAAAGTACAGTTTTTCACGGTCATTCATTTGCTCAAAGTCTTTTTCAACACCAGGCTCCGGTTGCTTTACCCTTTTTCTCTGTGCCTGGATCTGCTTTTTGTGAGACTGATAATATTCTCGCATGTATTCATTCCGTTTTTGTTTGTCCATATTAGACATACGCTCCTTTCGCAAAGTATGTTCAACCCCAAGTATCATCGCCCCATACGATTTCAAACCGTCCGACCGGACAATTTCTTGAATTGTTGCATTCATCCATCAGCACCAATGACCCATCTTCTTGAATCGCAAAACCTTCCATGTCGCAATAAATCAAACCTTTTGCCCAATCTTCATGCAATGCGATTGCTTCTAAATCTGGATACTCTCCGGTTTTCACATCTATAACAGTAAATGAATTTTTGCTCATTCACTTCACCGCCTCCTACCTGATAACCAGTTTCCAACTGCGCTGTAATATGTTGGTTTTTCCTTCATTTTCTTCTCCCTGACGGTAATAACGATAAGCCCAATTACGCAAGCAACTGCCGCAACCCCTAATACAATAAAGGTAATTATGGTTTCACTCATTCCACATCACCGACCTTCTCTTTATGTCGCAGATTGCATGGTTGGCATATCAGCAAATTGGCCACCATCAATCAGTAGTTTTTGTTCGCAACAACAGGCATTTCTCGCTAAATAATTCAGTAATATTTTTTCTCTGTTCGCTGATGCATTGTAAGCATCTCTAATCGTGTTAAACGCTTCAATAAAATGCTCTTTTATCTTTTCCTGCTCTTTCAGCAGAGCAAGGGCATCGTTTATTGCATCAATATGCGGTGATGCACCTCTATCAGACCATTCTTTGTCCTCAAGATACCGTCTTGCGTCATGCAAATCTTTGATAACCTTCTCCCGGCCTGCCATCTACTTCACCAGCCTTCCGTGTGTTGTTGCCTTTAAGTTACTTTCTGTTTGTATTTAATAGTGCATTGCCCACCGCTTTTGTTTTCTGTAATAGTGTATTCCATTCGTATCATCTTTTCTCCGCATACTGGACAAACTGCATTCTGATAATATCCAAGCGAATTACAGTTGCACGTTTGACAATAATACACTTCCGTTCCGAATTCTTTGTCTATCGCAATATCATTGTTCATCGCTATCGTCCTTCCCTAAAAATGAACCACACCATTTGCAATATGTTCCAACAGGTCTTTCGGAATATCTTCCGCACACAGAACATTCACAATGTGTTGAGGTATCTGGGTCACAGGCTTGCCATAAAGTTATCCATTTACCTTGTTCGACTTTTTTATTTATTAGTTCACCAACACGGTCATCTATTCTGCACACCATAGTCAACGTGACGATTCCGATTGATACAGCCAGTCCAATCAGCGTACATACAAAAATAAAACTTACTTCATTGTTCATGTTCTCACCGACCTTCCATCCGTTTGTGGCACTCTATGCAATCATTGATTCCTTCTGGCAGACAATCCTCGCAATCAGGATTCCATTTCATGTCATACGGAATTGTTGGCTGTTCATTAAGTATTCTTGCTAAATCTTCGGCTCTTATCATTACAATGCCGCAAATATTTTCTAGATACTCCGCTTTAACACGAATAGCATCAACATCAATCAATCTCATTCCCACTTCACCAACCTTCCTGCTTCGCAATACTCTCCTTTTGCAAGCTAATCCCATTTAACAGGTTTTCCACATCGTTCACAGTAATTGCTCCGATCCCGTTTATTTGAGCCGATTCTAATTCCTAAACCACAAGCACCACACCATGCTCGTCTACGTGCCATTCTTCCATTCGTGCATCTGTATGCTTCACTAATGTGTGGTTTCACTGCTTCCTGCTCTTTCAGCGGACAATACTCCGGACGTCGCTCTCCTTCGCATACTTGATCATTCCAATCATCTTTATGAATTTCCCACTCGTCTTCTTTCATTCCGTTGCACCAGCAGAAATCATAGTTCAGCGGACATACGTCACATGCTTCTGGCATTGGCAAATCAATCCGAATCATCTTCGCAATGCTCCTGCTTATCTCTCTTAATAATCTCGTACCGATACCGATCCTTGTCCGGCACCAGCGCAACCATCTTGTCCGGATTCTCTTCCTGCCACAGGTTCAGCAGAGCCAGACATGCTTTCAGCGAATCATCGCTCGGTACCATCCTGATCTCAACCGTCATAGAACTTGAAGCCATTGCTTATCCTCCTTAATACAATCCATCATGCAGTCATCTGCAAACTTTCTCGCCTTCGGTAACAACCGCACTGCCGTACAGAACGCATCGTTCCACGGTTCGTCCGGTCTGGTGGGCATATTTCTGTCGCGCTGTTCTTCCAGGATCTCCACAATTCTGCCAGCCGTAAGTGTCAGATCAAACTGCATCTTCTCTTTCCACTGCTGAAACTCAATGGCATTCTTTCGCAAAATTTGGGCCATTTCAGCCTGCCTGCGCTTGTCATCGTCTATTCGTCCATCCAGATCCAGACCTAGGCGGAAGGTGTCATTAAACCACGATATGGCGTCACGGAACGACAATGAGTAATATTGTTGGGCCAATTTAATCACGTCGCCGGTCTCGTGACATACGAAACAACTGAACCCACGGTTTCCTGGAAACAACTTCATGTTCCTGTCTTTTCCGTTGTGAAACGGGCAACTGCACCGTCCGTGCTTGTCCACGTTCAGACCGATTGCCTGTCCTACATCCAGTGCTGATACCGTCTCTTTGATCGTCTGGGCCGCCAGCGTAAGTTTATTCATGCAAACACCCTGTTAATGACCGTCACCATGTAGAATGCCGTCACGGCCACGGCAACCATACAGAACAGAATACTGCCGAGCCGGTGCCGTTCATGCCAGAAAACAAGGAATCCGTACATCAGTGCTACATCCAGCAAGACAACCGTAATGCCAAGAAACACAGTGATCGCAATCTCAAACCAGTTCATCTTTCAATCTCCGCTCCCATTTTTCTGTAGGCTGTACACCGTTTCTTCCATGCACCGACACAAAATCCAATGTTCTCGTCTACGAAATCCAGCACCACCGGTATGTCCTTGTCTTTGGCTGTCCGCCGAATCCGACCAACCGACTGTGTGATGATCGCCGAATACTTGCACGGCGATGCGAGAAACAGCCGGTCCAGGCAGGGAATATCGAGTCCTTCTTTGGCTAGGCTATACGATGCAAACAGATACTTTTTCTTCCCAGTCCGCATGTCTTCCAGTGCCTGTTCCCGTTCAGCCTTGGCCTTTTTGCTCTGCATTTTCCCGTTGACGAAGACTGCTTCTTTCCGCATGTCTGTCGGCAGCATCCACATCAGTTCTTCCAGTTGTGCCAGCCGGTCACTCAGGATCAGACAACTGTGTCCACGGTTCTGCTCAATTTCA